GTATGGGAAAGAGACTTCAGATGCTTTGATGAGCCTAGCCAGTGTATGCGTAGGTGGCATCGCTGGATTGGTCGTACCAAGGGACGATTAATATAAAATGCCAACCATACAACAAGACTTTGTAACAAAGTGGGCTTTTACTCCTTCTGCAAGGAAAGATTTCACTGCTCAATTTGCTGCTTATAAAAAGTTTGATACTAAAGACTTTACAGCACAATTTGATGTATACGAGGAAGTTAGACAAAGCAACTCGTTTACTTTCAGATTATATAACTATGTTCCAAATATTCTTTTTAACACCCAATGGGATATTAAACCTTGGGCATTAAATAGTCTAACAACAAGCTTTAAACTTACAAATACGGTATATAATAGACTAGGTATTAGATTCTCTGTTATACGAGGAGATTACATTACATCTAGTTTTAGTACATCTTATAAAACATATAATAGAATTGATAGAAGTCTTACAACTTCTTATGGGATGTACACACATCTTGTATACCAGAACTTTACAACTTTATTTGGAGCACATTCTGGTGTATCAAATTCATTGACAATCGCTTATGGTATGACACCAGAACGTAGTGAGCTAGGGAGTGCACACATTCCAATGATTTCACCCAATCGAATCTACATTGTGTAGGAGAGTTTTATGGCCGTTCAGCCAGCTGATATTAAATTTCATGGTTCTGGTGCAAATAATTTAGGTGGGGCTTTTAATCCTGCTGAAATTGCAAATTCAATGTTGCACGCTTTGTTTGATCCAATTCGAGCTACTGAAGCTATTGGTGGACATACGGATTATCGCTGTATCTACATCAAGAATGATAATGCAACGGATGAACTGACTGCTCCTAAGATTTGGATCTCTCAACAGCCCACGAATCCAAATGTAAGTTTTTCAATTGCTATTGGTAATGCAAAGTTTAATAATGCAGAGCCAGTAATTGCTACAGAAACTACAGTTCCTGCAGGTGTTACATTTGTAAAGCCTGAAACGGTAGGTGCAGCAACCTTGTTGATGAATACTGCTGATATCGCAGACCAGGCTGGTGGTACAGGTGAAGGTGAATTGCGTGCCCAGGATTACAAGGCTGTTTGGCTCAAGCGGGTTGTAACTGCTGGTGCTGCTGCAATGTCAACGGACCAGGTAACGATTACTGTTGTTGGCGAGACTGCCTAATGTTGATCAAAGACTATTTCTACAAGGACTTTGATGGTGTCCATTATCCAGATGCCAGAAAGGGAACAGAGTATACCTACGGGGTAGACTTCAATAACTTTCTGGAATCTGAGGATGGCACAATCAACAATGTAGAATGGTCTTTTGAGAAAGGTGTCAACGGCAAGGATGCTGGGTTTATGCCTTTCAATCCAAATGTTGCAATGGCTGTGATTGAGACACCTTGTGTTGGTACTTACACCGTGAAATGTAGGATGGGATATACTGCAGCCGGTGCAAAGCAACATATTATGGTTCCTCTTGAAATTAAGGTGGTCTGATGGCTACACAGAAAAAGAAGCCAATCCGTATTAAGCCTGAGAACAAAGGAAAGTTCACAGCGTATAAAGCACGCACAGGTAAGACAACTGCAGAGGCTAAGAAAAGTAAAAGTCCTGCAGTTCGCAAAATGGCTACGTTTGCGCAAAATGCTAAGAAGTGGAACAAGGGTGGTAGGAAGACCTGATGGCAACCAATGTAGAGCCTCTTCCGTTTGAACCAGGTGACATGCTCCCACCTTTAACTGAGTGGGAGAACGAACCGAGTGTTCGAGATCTTAAGAAGGATTTTGAGGCTGCACGGAATAATCATGATGCCCAGACTTCGAAGATCCGTAGCTGGCTGGACAATCTGAATGTAGAAGGCGCCGCCAGGATCAAGAAGCAGAAGGGCCGCTCTACGATGGTCCCCAAGCTGATCCGTAAGCAGGCAGAGTGGAGGTATGGCGCACTATCGGAACCTTTTCTGTCTCAGGATGACATTTTTAAGGCAGAGCCAAGAACTTGGAAGGATAAGCAGGCAGCATACGAAAATGTGCTGATCCTTAACTATCAAATCAACACTCAGATCGATAAAGTTCGATTTGTTGACGAATATGTGCGAGCTGCGGTCGATGAGGGCACAGTTATCGTAAGAGTGGGCTGGGAGTTTGATGAAGAGGAGAAAGAAGTTGATATTCCTGTAATAGAAGTCAGACCTTTACAGGATCCGATGCAAGTTCAGGAAAAGATTGCTGCAGGTGAGCCACCTATTGAACAAGTTCAGACAGGTGTGCGCAAAGAGTTGCAAACTGTCACCACTCTTAACCAACCTACCGTAGAAGTCTGCCCCTACACCGACGTTATTGTCGATCCTACCTGCAATGGTGACATAGAGAAGGCAAACTTCATCATCTATCGCTTTGAAACCTCAATGTCGGAGCTGGAGAAGGGGGGAAAGTACACAAACCTCGACCAGATCGACATGGAAGCCAACTCTATCCTCAGTGATCCAGATGAGTCGGAATCAACTGTCAACTCTTTTCAATTTCAAGACAAACCCCGTAAAAAGTTCGTAGCGTACGAGTACTGGGGCTACTGGGACATCGACAACAGCGGAAGGACCAAACCCTTTGTCGCTACCTGGGTCGGTGACGTGATGATTCGGATGGAAGAGAATCCGTTCCCAGATCAGAAACTACCATTTGTTTTGGTTCAATATCTGCCAAAGCGTAACGAGATCTACGGTGAGCCTGACGGTGAGCTGTTGGAGGACAACCAGAAGGTCCTGGGAGCCGTTACAAGGGGCATGATAGACATCATGGGTCGTAGTGCTGCCAGCCAGAAGGGAACCCGTGTAGACGCCCTGGACGTGACCAACAGGCGCAAGTTTGAGAATGGGGAGGATTACGAGTTTCAGGCTCATATAGATCCTCGACAAGCATTCTACGATCACGTCTACCCCGACATTCCGCAGTCTGCGCAGTTTATGATTGAGATGCAGCAGATGGAGGCAGAGTCCCTGACTGGCGTAAAGGCATTCCACCAAGGAATCTCAGGGGATGCTTTTGGCTCAGTGGCTACAGCAGCTCGTGGCGCCATGGATGCTTCAGGCAAGCGAGAGATCGGTATCCTTCGGCGCCTGTCCAAGGGAATTCAGGAGATCGGCTACAAGATTATTGCGATGAACGGGGAGTTTCTGTCCGACGAAGAAGTGATCCCGATTACCGATGAAGAGTTTGTCTCGATCAACCGAGAGAATCTTGTCGGCAGATTTGACTTGGTTCTGGATATCAGTTCTGCGGAGATGGACAACATCAAAGCACAGGAGCTGGCTTTCATGCTGCAGACGATGGGTAACACCATGCCCCCTGAAATGTCGCAGATTATCCTTGCTGACATTGCCAGACTGCGAAAGATGCCTGAATTGTCGAAGAGGATCCAAGAATACAAGCCACAGCCGGATCCGATTGCCGAAGAGACAAGGATGATGGAGTTAGAGAAATTGAAGGCAGAAGTTGCTAAATTACAGGGTGAAGCGCAAAATCAGCAAGCAAGTGGTATGCTTGACATGGCAAAAGTGCAAACTGAGCAAATGAAAGCGAAACATCTTGGTTCACAGGCTGACAAAATGGACCTGGATTTTCTTGAAGAGGAAGCTGGTGTAACTCACCAACGAGACCTTCAGAAGCAAGGCGCTCAAGCACAAGCCAACATGGCCATGAAAGAACGAGAGGCTGACCGCAAGGATCAGAACACGTTGCTTCAGGCTTTAACACGTAACAACACACCGAGGGCACCAAGTGCAACACGATAGTCAACTGGAGCAGGTAGAGCTAACCATCGAAGAGGCTAAAAAAAGCATCGAGCGTATGGAAGCTTTGAAGCGGCTCCGTCAGAACAGAGATTTTGTTTCGCTGTTGGAAGAGGGATATTTGCAGGAAGAGGCAGCTCGTCTGGTACTTGCCAAAGCAGAACCGGCATTGCAGTCCGAAGAGCAGCAGAAAATGTTGGATAACATGATTACGGCTGTTGGCTACTATCGACAGTACCTTAACAAGATTTTCCAGTTCGGGAATCATGCACAGCACACAATGTCGCAGCATGAACAGACCCGTGATGAAATTATGGCCGAGGCCCACTAATGGCTGAAGAACAAACCCAAGAGCGGGAAGACATACCGAGTCCTGGTGCTCTGGGAATGTCTGACGATGAGTTGATGAACATGACTCCTGAGGAGTTTGCTGCACAGCAAAAATCTGAGGAGGACGAAGAAAGTGAGCCAGAAAAAGTAGAAGAAGAGCCTGCCGAAGAAGAAGTAGTCGAAGATGAAGAGCCAGAAGACGAGGAGCCTGAGGAAGAACCCCAGGAAAGCAGAGCAAACGTCTATGCTGATAGCGAGCCTCATGAGGATGAGGAGTCAGAGGCAGAAGAAGCTGAGCCAACGCAGGTAGAAGTTTCTGGTTCATCTGACGGGGTCGATTACCAGGCCGAGTATGAAAAGCTTCTGACGCCTTTTCGTGCAAGCAAGCGAGAGGTGCAGGTCAAGAACGTAGAAGACGCCCGTAAGCTGATGCAGATGGGTGTGGACTACCAGTACAAGATGCAGGCCCTGAAGCCACAGCTACGCATCATGCGTGCTCTGGACAAGAACGGTCTGCTGGACGAGGAGAAAGTAAATTTCCTGATTGATCTGGACAAGAAAAATCCAGAGGCAGTCAAAAAATACCTTAAGGATAAGGAAATTGATCCAATGGATTTGGATATGGATTCTGAAACTGACTACACGCCGCAATCCTATGCGCCAACCGAGTCGGAACAAGCAATCGATGATGTTTTGGACGACATTCGTGAAACCAAAGCATTTGATCGAACGATTGACGAACTCGGAAACAAATGGGATGCACCGAGTAAGCAGGTTCTTATGCAACAACCCCAACTGATTAAGTTGATCAATACACAGGTAGAAACTGGGGTATACGATCAAATTATGAATGTTGTAGCAAGTGAGCGGATGCTGGGTCGCTTGCAAGGGTTGAATGATCTGATGGCGTACAAGACGGTAGGTGATGCTCTTCAGGCTTCAGGTGCTTTTGATCACTTGAAGACGGAATCAAAGCCGAAACGTAAACCAAGCCAAGATCCCAAGGTTAAAGCTCGTAAAAGAGCTGCCAGCCCAACCAAAAGATCTTCATCGACGCGAACATCTGCTCAGGATTTTCATCCTTTGGCTCTGTCTGACGAGGAGTTTGAGAAGATGGGAGCGCCACGCTTTGTTTAATGTTTAGGTGATATATCATGGCTACCAATCCGAATTGGTCTGACCCCCAGGGTCATCAGTATAACGCTCCTCCGACGACTCCGAGTACCGTTGGACCGCAGATCTATACGGAGTACTTTTACAAACGTGCTCTCGTAGAAGCCGTCAAGGAAGCATATTTCGGTCAGCTTGCCGATGTGACTTCCATGCCCAAGCACTGGGGCAAGACCATCAAGCTGTTCCACTACCTGCCGATCCTTGATGACCGCAATATCAACGATCAGGGTATTGATGCACAAGGTGTGTCTCTCCGTACAAATGCAGTTGCCAACACGACGGTCTACAAGCATGTTGTCTCTGTACAGGCGCCTGCAGATCTTGGTGGCATGAAGCTGTACTTTGAAGGTACGTCTACGACTGCTGCCAATGCAAAGACTGCTGCCGAAACCAAGATTGGTGCCTACTACAAGGGCCAGGGTTACGGTACTGGCTCCTATGCC